AAAAACCCTACTGTTTGTGATTTTCATTATTTCCTTTAATACTTTTTTAGCATTCATAAGCATTAAATTCTTGTCCGAAAATATGTAGTTATTTACATCAATATCGTGAAATATAGTGTCGTTTGCAGCACCATTTTCTAGCCTTGTATCATTTGCCACGTAAATATCAAACTCAAGTCCTGTCAGCTTTAATATCTCTTTTAAGTAGAAAAATAGATTTTCTTCACTTGCAACAGTTGTTGATCTTGGCACATCATAAGCATCTAACATTCCAAGTCCATCGGTTGCGTTCAAAGTTATTTGATAAGGCTCGGAAACTACTGCTTCCTGGTATCTATCAACAACAATAAATCCTTCCCATATAGGGATATAAAAAACGGCAGACCCTAGTTTTGCATCATAAATCTGATCAGCGCCATTCCAATCAACATCTATATCTTCCCAGTTGCCTCCAAAACTTGTATATTCTAGTATTCGAACTTTATACTTTCTTTCGTCAGATTTGTGAAATTCATCATAAATTGTTGTATTTGTAACAAATAGATTCAATGTACAATTCGATCCAATAATAGGCGAGTAAATATCATCATCAGCGTTCCACTCTATAACACAAGGATCACCAGTCCCAACTAATTGAGTTGGCTCTGTACCTAATCCAAAAGGATCGAGAACAAAGTCTTTTTCTAATATTTCTATTTTAAACCTTTTCTGACTAACATCTGAAAAGAATAATTCGTATTTAAGTCCGTATGCCATTATAAAATTCTGCTTCTGTTGCGTTCTGCTCTTTGTAATGCAACAACTAAATCTTGACCTTGTATTCTAAACTCTCCACCCACATTTACATTCTGACTGCCTTGTCCTATCATCCCTTTTAATTTATCTAAAGGAGCAATTACTTCTGGATTTGACCTAGCACCTGCATACTCTCCCATTAATCCTAAAGTTGGACCTGACACGATTCCTCCGTTTGCAAAACCTGGTATTCCAGAAAATTTTCCAAATAATGCCTTAAACCCTTCCTTACCTCCTGCAGCCAAAGCACCTGTACCACCTAAACCAGGAAGCAACAAGTTTAAAACTAAAGCAGCCGCAGCAGCCGCAGCAATTTTTATTGCTAATTGTGTTAATCCTTTTATTAATGATTTAAAGAAATTTTCACCATCAGCTAATGCCATAAAAGAGTCCATTAAAACACCTCCGACCATACCAGCTAAATATTCAGTTTGCGCAGTTGCTTTTTCTATATTAACTAAATAATTAGAAATGAATTCATTTAAATTTTCACCTATACTATCAAAAGACTCATCAATATATTCAACAGCATTTGGATCAAATATATCTTCAGATTTTATAATTGACTCCCCTGCTCCGTTAGTTTTAATTGCAGCACCACCACCAGCACCACCACCAAAATCAAAAATGCCCCCAATAGCACTTTTGACTTTGTTACCAATGTTAGATAATGAAGTATTAATCTGATCAACTGTTTTATGCTCTAATCTGTCAGTAACTGCCGATTCTAAATTTTCAGCAAATGTTTCTCCAATATCTTCACCAGCTTTTTTACTTATATCTTCGGCATTTTTTAAACCTTGTTCTAAAACATCACCAAAAGCACCGTCAATCCCTTCTTCTGAAAATTCTTTTATTAAATTCCAAAAAGTGCTAAAAACATTAACCACTTGATCAATGCTTGATTTTATTCTTATAAATGCTGCTTGAAAAGCTGACTTAATTAATGCAGCACCTTTTCTTAATAATTCAGATCCATTATATAAATCAACAAATTGATTATACAGACCAACAAGAACAGGAGCGACTTCATTCCAATTTTTATAAATTATAAATGCTATTGCAGCAACACCAGAAGCAATCAATCCGATTGGTGCAACCATAGCACCAAATATTCCGACTAAAGTTCCTCCTATTGAAAGTATTGTTGGAAGTACAGCTGCGAAAGCACCAAATGCCAACGCTAGTTGTTGTGTTTGTGGTGATAAATCATTAAAGGCTTTAAATAGACCTTGTATAAATCCAATCCCTTTTTGAATAATTGGCAGAAAGGTTTGCATTAAAGTTCCACCTAATTCAGTAAAACTATTGCGCAATGAATTTAAACCTTTACGTAGTTGAAATTCTGCACTATTTTGTAATTCATTAAATGCATCAGCTGTAATCCCAGAAGTGTTTGCCATTCTTTCAAAAATCTCGGCAGTAGTATCAGCACTTGCGCCAGTCAAGTCCATAATACCTTTTAATGCTCTCACATTACCAAAAACCCTTTCAAATGCTTCAGCATTTCCTTCACTTGCGGTTTTTAATCTTTGGAATACAGATAATAATCCTTCGTCTTTAATTTGTTCCCTCAAGCCTTGACTACTTAAACCAAGTTCTTTCATCGCCGCAGCACTTTGAGTTGTTGGCTTCATTATAGCCATCAAAATACTATTAAGTTGTGTAGCAGCTTGGGCAGCTGGCGTTCCTGTTCTACTCATTGCAGCAAAAGCAGCACCTACTTCGTGAAACTCAACGCCCATATTTGAAGCAACTGGAAGCACTTGACCCATTACAGATGATAATTCACCTGCTTCTAATTTACCTTCACGAACGGCAGAAGTCAAAACATCGGTTGCATTTGTAGCACTTAAATTTTCAGCCCCATAGGCATTAAGCGCAGAAGTTGCCAAGTCAGCAACTGTTGCTGTATCGCCTAATCCTAATGCAGCTGCTTTAGTTGATTGTTCAAGTACTTCCATTGCTTCAGCACCTCGTAAACCTGCCGAAGTAATAAAAAACAATGCATCAGCTGCTTCGCTAGAACTTACACCAGCTTCAGTTGCCATAGCTTTAACACCAGCACTCATTTTGTCTACTTCAGCACTAGCAACCCCTACAAGAGTTTTGATTTTAGTCATTGACTTGTCAAAATCAGCTGCCATTTTTATTGATGATCCACCGATTGCAACTAATGGTAATGCCAACCTACTTTGTAATTGACTACCAACGCTTGACATTTTAGAACCAAACGCTTTTAATTTTGAAGATGCAGATGATAAAGAATTTGATAATTGCTTTGTATCTGCTAGAAATTTTATTCTTAAAAGATTATCTGCCATAGCACAAAAATACTAAAAAAAAAGGGGTTATATTTTAACCCCTGCACTCTTTACTTTCTCTAAAAATTTATTGTACTCTTCTTTTGTACTTTTAGGCACATCTTTTTTCATATACTTATCTTGTGGCAAAGGAAATAGTTTTTGTGGCTTAATCATTTGATTACGTTTCTGGCAGTTAACATTATGTATCATTGTAGCCAAATAACGAATCCTCTCCCACTCAAGATTTTGCTTTATATTGTATGATTCCCCTAGACGTTGATTCTCTGCCCAAGTGTTAATCCAAAATTCTATGGGTTTGATGCCGACTTGACCAATGTAGTAATCGAGCAGAGTGTCCCAGGTTAGGTTGTCGGCTTCGGCTTTCCCTCTGTTTTAGGTTGTGTTGGGTTTCTTTCAATCCCCATATTTAGATCATTGCCTAATATACGAGATTCAGTCATTGAGTTAACAATCTTTTCAATTTCCTCTGCTTCTAAATCCTCAAGCCAAACACCAACCTTGAAAATTGTATAATCTATTTGATTGCCTTCTTCTTGATCGTATGCTAATAAACCAGCATAAACTAAAGCACGTATTGCTGAAATAGAAATACCACCTTCAAAAATCTTTCCGATCTTATCAAGTGGTATATTTAATTCTTCAGTAAAGGCAGCCCAGAAGTTCATACTAAAATGCATTGTTCTGGATTGCCCACCAATATTTGTGGTATAATACCCTCTTTTTTTGTTTGCCATTATGTAGTAATTTAATTAAGCCTTCTTAATTGTTAGATGCTGTAATTGATCCAGTAAGTGTAATTGATCCACTATAAGAAACTGGTGATTCCATTTCTGCACTAACCTCAATTGAAGCTATAAAACCTTCAGCCGTGTAAATTCTTTCACCACTTGCAGAAGTTCCAAAAACACAAGTTACTTGAGTTCCAGCTAGTAGATAGTCAGCAATTTCATTTGAGTTTGCTGTATCTGTATAGTCAACAAGTCCATCAAAAGAAATTTCTCCAGATTTTACTCCAGCGATAACTTCTTGAAATCCGTTGCTGTCTTTAGTAGTTGCCTCTGGTAAATCACTTGATAATGAAATACTACAAGAAGTTGTATGTCCAACAGTTGTCCCTTCTAGGCTTAAAATTAAATTAGTTCCGTTAAATACTGCCATTGCGTTTAAATTTTATACAAATATAGTGATTATTTATTTTTTATTTTTAGTTAAAAATTGAGTGTATTACTTTAATTACAATTAGAAATAAAATAAACCCAACAAATATAACTTTGCTTTTATCAAAATAGTGTTTACTATTCCAATTTTCAAGAACCCATTCTTTTGCTTCTTGTTTTAT